AGAGAATATTCTGAAGCAAAAACCAGTTTAGGTGGGTATAATCCTATGTCTAAAGAAATATATGTGGCGATAGAAGGTAGATTAACTGCAGACATACTTAGAACTCTTGCACATGAGATGGTTCATAGAAAACAAGATGAGTTGGGTTTGGTAAAAGATGAAATCAAAGATGGCGCAACAGGTTCTCCAATTGAAAACCAAGCACATGCAGTAGCCGGTATCTTAATGAGAAACTATGGTAAAATAAATAAACAAATTTATAACGAAAGTATCAATATAGATGTTGATAAAGGTGATACCGTATTGATGGGAAAATTCAAAAATAAAAAAGTTGTTGTAAAAGATATTGGAAAGGATGACTACGGAATGCCAACAATAAATGGTAAGAAAGCAGCAACATTTAGATTGGGTGACAAAGGACAAAACATATTTAAAAAAGATGAAATAGATGAAATGAAATCTACGGATGTCCATTTTATGAATATGATAAAACTATATAGAGATTCAACATTCAGAAAAAGAATCAACGCATACCTTTTTGGTAATCCTAATAAAACCAATCCAACCGCAGTTGCAAAAGCACTTCGTAATATGGGATATGATGAAATAACTCAAATGGAAAAAGAGTTAAATATTAAACCAGATTTGAATGAATCATTGTTATTAGAAGGTGGAGCATATGGGCACATGTCACATCCATTTGATGATATGGATTTAACTTTTGGTGATTTAAAAGATATTATTTCAAAAGCACTTAATGGTGACTTAGGAGTAGTTAGAGAAAAAACTGACGGACAAGCATTGGCAATCAGTTGGAAAAATGGTAGATTGATTGCAGCTAGAAATAAAGGTAATTTAGCAAACGCAGGGGCAAATGCAATGGGAATAGAAGATGTTGCATCAAAGTTTGGCGGTAGAGGTGGTTTAACCGACGCATACAATTTTGCAATGAAAGATTTATCTGCAGCAATAAATGGATTATCTAATGCACAAAAAAAGAAAATATTTAATGAAGGAAAATGTTTTATGAATTTGGAAGTAATATGGCCGGATTCGGTTAATGTTATTCCTTATGGTCAAGCTCTTTTAGTTTTTCATAATACAACTTGTTATGATGAAAAGGGTGTGGCAATTGGAGCAGATGGTGGAGCAGCAGGAACTTTGGCAGGAATGATTAAACAAGTAAACGCAGATGTTCAATCAAAATATACAATTCAAGGCCCTCCAATAACATCAATACCAAAGTCAGATGATTTAAGTTCAAAGCAAGGTAAGTATTTATCAAGACTTAAAAAACTACAATCGGAATTTGGATTGAGTGATTCGGATAATGTTGCAGACTATCATCAAAGTTGGTGGGATTGGTGGATTACAACAAACGCACCTATTAAAGTAGATAAACTTACAAAAGAAGCATTGATTAGAAGATGGGCATTTGGTGATAAAGGATTTAGATTAAATACAATATCAAATCCAGAATTACAAAAGTGGGCCATAGACCATGATAAAGTAAATGTTATAAAACAACAAAAAGACAATATAAAACCATTTGAAGAAATATTTTTAGGAGTGGGTGCAGATGTTTTAGAATTTGTTGGTAGTGTATTAACCGTTCACCCTGAAAAAGCAATTAGGTCAATGAAACAAAAATTTGTATCGGTTGCATCACAAGTTAGAAGTGGTGGTAATCCTGCACAAATACAAAAATTAAAATCAGAATTAGAAAGATTAAATAAATTGGGTGGTATTGAAAAGATAGTAGCAAATGAAGGATTGGTATTTGTTTATAATGGTAAAACATATAAGCTTACAGGTACTTTTGCACCATTAAATCAAATACTTGGCATTTTTTACTCTTAATTTGATATATATTATAATAATAAACAGTTACAAAAAGGAAGATTAGTATGGCAAAAAGAAAAAGTTTTGATGAGAAATCAAAAGGGATGCACAAATCTCGCAAACTCATCATAGACACGGTTTTTGGAAGAACGGATAATAATCAAACTCATTTTGGTTATGAAGGTGAAGTTGAAGAAAAGAGAGAGGTTGGTGAAAGATGGACTGACAAAGAAGGAAAAGAATGGGAACAAAAAGAAGGATTTAAAGTTGCGGTCACTCAAATGGACGATGTAAGACAATTTTTACAAAAGTTGAGTATATGTTCATCGGAAGATTGTAAAACGGAATCATATAGTAATGCAGACAAAAAACTAATTCGTAAAACAGGAATGTGTATTGTTTGTCTTGCAAAGTTTGAACATGGTTTAAAAGAAGATGGGACATATCCGTTCTATGAAGATTATAAGATAACAAGAAATAAACTTGCTTATGTTAGAGAATTAAAGGATAGATATGAAGAAGCATTGGGTGGTATAAAAAAACAAATGGAAATTATCACCGAAGATGGTAGAACTGAAACTTGGACATGGGAAGTGGATATTGAAAAAGTAAAAACAGATTTGAAAAAAGACATCGATGGAGCATTTGAGGCCATTGAATTATTAATAGAAAGAAAACGATTATTAGAAGAAAAATTGGTTGAATTAAATCATCCAGAATTAATTAAAAAATAAAATATGAAAAATTTATTAAATTTAAAAAACATTGCAATCGCATTATTAATTGTAGTGGTAGTTTTCCAACAATGTGGTGGAAGCAAAAAAGGAACTGGCGAAATTGTAAAAGTTGATGGTAAAAAGTATGAACTTATTAAACATGAAATTGATACAGTTGAAGTGGTTAAGACAAAAGTGGTAACTAAAAAAGGTGAAGATATTTACCATGAAACAATTGTAGAGAAGGAAGTAATTATTCCTACAATCGTTGACACCGCAGTATTACTAAAAGATTTCTTTGCAAAGAACATTTACAAAGATACATTAAATTTACCAGATAGTTTAGGAATTGTATCTTTAATTGATACTATTACTCAAAACAAAATATTTGGTAGAACTTTTAACGCAAGTGTTAAACAAAGAACTATTAAAGAAACAACAATTGTAAAAGAATTACCAAAGACCAAAGTATTTTATGGTTTGGAAGGTGGATTCAATAAAGCGGATGTTGTATCTCATTTAGGATTGGGTGTTTTAATTAATACAAAGCAAGATAAGATATTCCATTTAGGTATTGGTGCAGCAAATAGAACAACCGATGGTACAAGTGGAGCATTGTCACCTTACATTGGTGGTGGTGTATATTGGAAGATTAAATTCAAAAAATAATGGGAGTTCAAGGGCAACCTAAGAAATCATTAAAAGAAATAATAGCCGAAGAATATCGTAAATGTGCATTAGACCCCATTTACTTTATGAAGAAGTATTGTGTTATTCAGCACCCGGTGAGAGGAAAAATACCCTTTCACCTTTATCCTTTCCAGGAGGAGTGTTTAACGGATTTTAAAGAAAATAGATTAAATATCATTCTTAAATCCCGTCAGTTGGGTTTATCAACATTATCAGCAGGATTTATTCTTTGGAAAATGTTATTTAACCAAGACTTTAACGCATTGGTTATTGCAACAAAAGTAACTGTAGCAAAAAACTTAGTTGAAAAGGTAAGAGTAATGCACGACTTACTTCCTGTATGGCTAAGAGATGGTGGTAATAGTTCAGTAGAAGATAATAAACTTTCCCTTAAATTAAAAAATGGTTCACAAGTAAAAGCAATCGCAAGTTCTCCAGACGCGGGTCGTTCGGAAGCATTGTCATTGTTAGTTGTGGATGAAGCTGCATTCATTAGAGATATTGATGAAATTTGGTTATCGGCACAATCTACATTATCAACGGGTGGTTCTGCAATTGTATTATCTACTCCGAATGGTGTGGGTAACTGGTTCCATAAAATGTGGGTCGATGGTGAGAGTGGTGCAAACGGATTTAATAATATAAATTTACATTGGACTGTTCATCCTGAAAGAAATCAATCATGGAGAGATGAACAAACTCGTATATTGGGAGTAAAAGGTGCAGCACAAGAGTGTGATTGTGATTTCGTAGGTTCAGGAGATACTGTAATCGACCCAGCATTATTAACATGGTATAAAGACACATATGTTATGGACCCGATTGAAAAAAGTGGGTTTGATGGTAATTATTGGAAATGGGAACATCCTAATTACAATAGAGCATATATGGTAGTTGCCGATGTCGCGAGAGGTGATGGTTCGGATTATTCTACATTCCAAGTAATTGATATTGAAGATTCATCACAAGTTGCAGAATATAGAGGTAAAATAGAAACAAAAGATTTTGGAAACTTTTTAGTAGCAGTATCCACAGAATGGAATAACGCACTATTAATTATAGAAAACTCAAATGTAGGATGGGCAACTATCCAACAGGTGATTGATAGAGGATATGGTAACCTATTCTATATGAGTAATGACCTAAAATATATTGATGTTGAAAAACAAATGTCTAATAAGTTTTATAGAGACGAAAAGAAATTGGTTGCAGGATTTGGAACAACGATAAAAACAAGGCCACTTATAATTTCTACATTAGATACATACATAAATGGTAAAGATATCCTAATTCGTTCTCAAAGACTTATAGATGAATTATTTACATTTATTTGGAGTGGTGGTAGAGCCGAAGCAATGAAAGGATATAATGATGACTTAACAATGGCATTGGCAATTGGACTTTGGGTTCGTAATACAGCACTTCGTTTGAAACAAGAAGGAATTGATTTGACAAAGACAATGTTGAACTCAACGCAAGTAAGTCAATATACAGGATTTGTATCAACAGGCCACCTAAAACAAAACCCATATGAAATGGATTTAGGTAAAGGACAAGTTGAAAACTTAACTTGGTTACTTAAGTAATTTTTTTATATTTATATAGTGAAACTATTGTAAAATGAACGAAGATTTAGATAAGTGGTTTAAAGAAAAATGGGTAAACATTGGCAAAAAGGTTGATGGTAAGCACCCACCATGTGGAACTTCGGGAGAAAAAAGGGGTTATGCAAAATGTGTTCCTGCAGCAAAAGCAGCCGGAATGAGTAAAAAAGAAAAAGAAAGTGCCACTCAAAGAAAAAGAGATGCACAAAACGATGCAGGGAGAGGTGGTAAGGATAGTAGTGGACAAGGTAAGAAACCAATATATGTTTCAACAAAACCAAAAAATGAAACTATGAATATAGAAGAAAGACTAAATTTATTTTTAGAAAAGAATTGCCCAACAGACCCAGGTAAATGGTCGGCAAGTAAATCAGCTGCAAAATCTAAGTTTGATGTTTATCCATCTGCATATGCAAACGGATGGGCAGCAAAAAATTATAAATCAAAAGGTGGTAGTTGGAAAACCTGCAGCGAAAATGTAGTAAACGAAGTAACGGGTAGAGAAGCAAAAGAAATTGCTAAATTGACGGGTACGCGTGATAGTATAGTACAAAAATTTATAGATGATTTTAATTTGAATGCTAAAAACCTTTTTAACTTTATAGCTAAAGGAAAAGAAAAAGTTAGAAAAGATTTCGCAACTGCAATGTCAGGTAGACCTGGTAATAAATATCAAGGTGATTTCGTAGGTATGTTTGGTGAAGGTATATTAAACGAATCTTGTTGGGATGGATATAAGCAAGTTGGTGGTAAGATGAAAAATGGTAAGATGGTGCCAAATTGTGTTCCAATAAGTGAAGAGGTTGATACCGATTACGATGAATTGGATGTAGAGCCGGAAGAAATTGAAGATTTCATTGAATTTTTAAAAGCATATAAGAATACTTTAGCTGAAGCAAATTGTAATTGTGTTTATGAAGCAGAATATCAGGGTAGAGAAGTTAAGTTGGGTAAACCAATGCAAGGTGATGTTAAGAAATTCAAAGTGTATGTAAAAAATCCTGCAGGTAATGTTGTTAAGGTAAACTTCGGCCAAAAAGGAATGAAAATTAGAAAATCAAACCCAGCGGCTAGAAAATCATTTAGAGCAAGAATGAATTGTGATAATCCAGGCCCAAGACATAAAGCAAATTATTGGAGTTGTAGAAAATGGTAATATTTGGAAATACCAAATATTTTTCGTATATTTAGAAAAATAGAATTATATAAAATGGCAGATAAAACAATATTTAGTAGGTTACAGAAATTATTTTCAACAAATACTATTGTCCGTAAAACGGCCGATGGTGTAAAAGTTATAGATACGGATGAGTATCAAAATATGACTACAAACTTAGTTGACCGCTTTATGAAAATGAAAGTGTCAAACTATGGTGCAGGAGCAACTCAATCTTCAATGGCATATCAACAAGTTAGAATTGATTTGTTTAGAGATTACGATTCTATGGATATGGACCCGATTTTGTCATCCGCATTAGATGTTTATTCGGATGAGTGTACGGCTAGAAATGAAATGGGTAATGTATTAAAGATACATCATGAAGATGACCAAATTAAACAAATATTAGAAAATTTATTTTACGATATATTAAATGTAGAATTTAATTTATGGCCATGGACTAGAAACTTAGTTAAATATGGTGATTTTTTCCTACAATTGGAAATAGCAGATAAATTGGGTATTGTAAATGTAATGCCATTATCAACATACGAAGTTAGTAGAGTTGAAAACTTTGACCCAGAAAATCCACAAAGAGTTAAATTTATATACGCACCATACCAAAACCCATCGGGTGGTTATGGTCAAACTCCAAAGAAAGAATTTGAAAACTATGAAATAGCACACTTTAGATTAAATTCAGATTCAAACTTTTTACCTTATGGAAAATCAATGATTGAAGGTGGTAGAAGAGTTTGGAAACAATTGATGTTAATGGAAGATGCTATGTTAATTCATAGAGTAATGAGAGCTCCTGAAAAAAGAATCTTTAAAATTGATGTAGGTAATATTCCACCAAACGAAGTGGATAACTACATGCAAAAGATTATCAATGGTTCTAAAAAAGTTCCATTTGTAGACGAAAGAACGGGAGATTACAATTTGAAATACAATATGCAAAATCTTGTTGAAGATTATTATATGCCAGTAAGAGGTAATGATAATGGTACTTCAATCGATACCCTAAAAGGTTTAGAATATAATATGATTGATGATATTAACTACTTAAAAGGTAAGTTAATGGCAGCATTGAAAATTCCAAAAGCATTCTTAGGATATGAAGAAGATGTGAATGGTAAAGCAACCCTCGCAGCTCAAGATGTTAGATTTGCAAAAACAATTGAAAGAGTACAAAGAGTATTAATTTCAGAATTGACTAAAATAGCAATTATTCACTTATATGCACAAGGTATTACCGATGATAAATTAACAGACTTCTCATTAGAACTTACAATACCATCTAAAATATACGAACAAGAACAAGTTGAATTATATACTTCTAAAGTAGCATTGATTACACAAATGCAACAAACTAAAATGTTCTCTAAAGAGTGGATGTATGAAGCGGTAATGAAACTTGCAAAAGATGAACAAGATACAATGACATTACAGGTATTAGATGATACCAAACAAACATTCCGTTTAACATCAATTGAGACACAAGGTGTTGACCCTGCAAAAGAAACAGGTACCGATGAACCAACTAATGTAGAAGAAGAATTGAATAGACTTAAATCGGAATTAGAAGAAGATGATAAAGGTGGCCGACCAAAAGACCCTGTTAGATATGGTAAAGATGACCATCCACAAGGTAGAGACCCATTGGGTATTAAAACTCTCAAACAAAAAGAAGGGTCTGTAAAATATAAGGCAAGAGATTCATATTTAGAGATATTTAAAGATATGGACGGAAATAAAAAGACTATTTTAACAGAAGATAACATAAAATAGTAATAAACCAATAATAAAATATATTTATATCAGAATAATTGTATAATTTAATGAAAAAAATAAAACATTCAAAGTTTAAAAATACGGGATTCTTATTTGAATTATTAGTAAGACAAATTACCTCAGAGGTTATGTCATCTAGTAAATCGGTGGCTGAAAAACTTTTGAAAGAACACTTTAATTCTAAACAAGAATTGTCAAAAGAATTGAAATTATATCAATATCTTATTAATGAAAAATATAATTCAGAATCAAAGGCTGAACAATTCATCAATACGATATTAGAAGCTCGTAAAAAAATAGATGAGAAAAAACTTACAAAAGAGAAATACAATCTTATTAAAGAAATTAAAGAAACTTATAATTTAGATGAGTTTATTAAATCTCCAATTTCTAATTATAAAACATTAGCATCTATTTATAAAATATTCGAAACTGTTATTAATAATGAAGAATATGACCCAACCGATATAGTTAGTTCTAGATTTACAATTGCAGAAAATATTATCAATTCTTCTATCCAAAATAAAGATGTAAAAATTAAAGACGCAGTTTTAGAAGAATATAGAAAACAAGATGATGATTTAAGAGCAGTTTCTTATAAATTATTAGTTGAATCGTTTAATAACAAATATAGTAATCTTACCAACGACCAAAAAGGTTTATTAAGAGAATATATTAATAATATCAATAATACTGGTAAATTAAACGAATATGTTTCAAATGAGATAACCAAATTAGTAGAAGGATTAAAAGAAGTTGGTTCTAAAATTTCTGACAAAGTTACAAAAATAAAATTAGCAGAAACGATTACAAATATTAGAAAAATTAAATCTGTTAAAAAGATTAAAGAACAACATTTATCAGCAATGATGATGACATATGAATTATTAAAAGAATTAAAAGAATCAATTAAAAAATAAAAAATGGTAAATTATAGAATATTTAACGCAAAAGAATATACAGCTGGACAATCAGGTTCTTTAGAAAGAGCATGGGGTGTAATGAGAGGTTCGGCAGTTTGTTCAGGTTCAATAACATTAGAAGGTGTTGTTGACAATAACCTAAGTGGTACAATTGCACAAACTAATAATCACTCCACTATGAAATTAGAACATTTGGCAATAGGAGAGCCAGTTCCTTGTTATGTTAGAAGTATTACAGTAACTTCTGGAAACGCATATTTATTAGCTTAAAATTAAACGGATAATCAAATGTCGGAAACATTAAAAACAGAACAACTTAATAAAATAAGAGAAATTGTTCGTAAGATGGTGAGAGAAAGAATGATTGATGAAATGAATACAACCGGTGGTGTAGAAGGATATAATACTCCATATGCATTTAGTGGTAAAGATAGTGAAAAGAAAAAAGCTAAAAAACAAGCAGACTTAACAGGATATACTCCAGTTAATGAAAATAGATGGTTAGCATTGAAACAAGAGGAATCAACCGCACAATCTAAAATTGGTAGAGGTATATCTAACATCAATAAACAATTAAGAGAAATGGAAAGATTTCTTAATTGGTATGGTAAGATTAAAAATGAAAGTGGTGTTAGTAACAAATCTTATTGGAAAAGGACAAATAGTCATATTTATAGTATACAAGAGAGATTATTAAAATTAGACCAAAAAATCAGACAAATATCAGAATAATGAAACATACAGAATTAAAAGAACTTATCCGTCAAGTAGTTAAAGAAGAAAGTGACTACCAACAATTATTTAAACACATGTTAGATAGAACAGGTAAGTCTATTCCTGATATGTCCGATGCAGAAAAAGTTAAATTCTTTACTGCAGTAGATAAAGCTAGCAAAGCAAAATCCGAAGGTAAATTAACAGGATACAATGAAGCAGAATTATCAGCAGGTCAAAAGAAAATTGATGTAGATGGTGATGGTGAAATTGAAGGAAGTGATTTAGCAGCATTAAGAAAAAAAGACTAATGAGTAAAGGATTATTGATAGAAACACATTTGTTTGAGGCAAAACTTCAACAAGAAGAAAATGGAACTTATTTAGTTAAGGGCATTTTGCAAAGAGCAGGTGCTCCCAATCAAAATAATAGAAGATATCCTAAAGAAATCTTAGAAAGAGAGTGTCAAAAATATCAACAACTTATTAAAGAAAGAAGAGCTTTGGGTGAATTAGACCATCCTGAATCTCCTGTTATTAATTTAAAGAATGTATCACATAACATTAGAGAAATCTATTGGGAAGGTGATGATGTATGTGGAGTAGTAGAAATACTTTCAACACCATCAGGAAATATCTTAAAAGAATTATTAAAGAACAATATCCGTTTAGGTATTTCATCTAGAGGATTGGGTTCAGTTAAAGAATTGAGAGATGGTACTGTAATGGTAGCAGAAGATTTTGAATTAGTAGGTTGGGATTTTGTATCTAACCCATCAACACATGGAGCATTTATGGCACCTTTACAGGAGTCAAAACAATGGGCAAAGATAGCAGAAGAATGTGGTAAGTGGTGTAAGTCACAAGATTTAATGAGAGAAATTATAATTGAACTTAATTAATATGGCAAAGTTAATAAACTTAATACCTGGTAGAGAAATAGTAAAAGAAGAATTGGATGATATGGATGTATCTTTACCAGCATCTGCAGAAAGATTTTTAGATAGAGCAATTAGAGCATTAAAAGGATACAATCTTAATAAGAGAAAAGAACAATATGTAATTGCAAAATTAATTCATGCATTAGGTATGACCCCATCGGAATTGATGCAAGCAGTTCAAAAATTGAAAAAAAATAAAATTGTAAATAGATAACTTATGATGAAGTTAAAACATATATTGAGAGAAACCGAAGAGTTTCAACAACTTCCAACCGAATTAAAAAGACATTTTTTGGAAATAATTTCTACATACAATCAACATAGAGAAGGTATGAGTAGAAAATCCGATATTATGCAAATCGCAGAAACATTGGGTGGTATTGCAGATGCAGCACAAGAATATACTTTGAGAGAAGGTGGTGATTGGTTTGATAGAGTTACTATTAAAAGAAACATGACTGAGTTAAAGAAATTACAAACTTCATTTGAAAAAGAAGCAGTAGAAGCTCAATCTCAACAACAAAGATTAGAAGCACTTTACGAAGATATGGGACATGTATTAGGTAGATACTTTGAAATAGCAGATTTATCGGAAGAAGTGATGAAACAGAGATTGGGAATTAGAGAAAACAAAAAGAAATAATGGAACAATTAGCTTCATTATTATTACATAGTAGAACACAAACACATTCATTCCACGTAGGAGTTAAAGGTGTTGGTTCATTTTCTGCACATTTAGCATTAGGAAATTATTATGATACTATTGGTGGATTGGTAGATGGATTGGTTGAAGCATATCAAGGACAATACGGATTAATTAAATTACAACCTGTTAATGGTTTAGATACAAATAATGATATTAAAAATGTTATTGCATATTTTGATAAATTGTGTCAAGCAGTTGCAAAATTAAGAAAAGACGAAAAATTACAAATGAGTTGGTTACAAAACGATATAGATACGATTGTAACTTTATTATACTCAACAAAATACAAGTTGACAAATTTACAATAGAAGAATGTTAGTAGTAAGTGTTAAGGGTGGAAACATAG